GAAATCAACAGTCCCCAGATGAACGAGATATTACGACTCTTAGAATTATTAAGAACCGTTATTCTGGTGAAACAGGCTTCGCAGGAAAGATAAAATTTAACTTAGAAACCTCACGATTCACAGATTATGAAACTAAGGAATCACCAATTTTCAACCCAGCCACGGATTTTTGATGGTGGCTATGAACACCCATGGTATAAAGAAAATGGATGTACTAGAAAAAGTGACCAAGCTATATTAATTAAACCTAACCCACCTACGAAAGAAGCAATTGAAAAGGCCAAGTTTAAAGACAAAACATTCCACTGGGACGGTGGTGTTCGATCTGGAAACAAACGGACTTCTAAATGATGCCACTCGTATCCACTGCCTCTCGATATATTGGGAGAAAGATGACAGACTTGAAACGTTTAATGATGAACCCTATGGAGACGGCTCGCAGAGCATTAAGGAGGATGCACCGATGGCTTCTAATTACTCCATTACTACAGGAATCGGTTGGCTCGAAGTGGCTGACATTCTTGTTGGTCACAATATCATCGGCTTTGACATACCTATTATTAAAAAGCTTTACCCTTGGTTTAATCCTACTGGGATTATTGTTGATACTCTGCTGTTATCTCGCCTTTATCATCCGAATTTACTCGATATAGATAAGAAAAGATGTTGGAAACATATGCCTTTACAATTATATGGTAGGCACTCACTTGAGTCATACGGTTACAGACTGAATGAATACAAAGGTAACTTTGCAAAGACTACAGACTGGAAAGAATGGTCTCAAGAGATGCAAGACTACTGCGAACAAGATGTTGTAGTTACTAAAAAACTATGCAAACACTTCCACCGCTACCTGAATGGGTACAGTTAGAACATCAGGTAGCACAAATACTCACCCAACAAGAAATTCATGGATGGCATTTTGATGAACGCTCTGCACGGGAACTTGAATCGTCTCTCAGAAGAGAGTATGAAGAAACTTGTGCAATATTACGCCACAGGTATCCTTACATTGGCGGATCAATATTTACTCCTAAGCGAAATAATCGGACCCAAGGCTATGTCGCTGGTGCTTCATTCACCAAACTCAAGGAATTAAACCCAACCTCAAGAGATCATATCGCATGGATTTTGACTACTCATCATGGATGGACACCGTTATTAACGACATCTACAGGAAAGGCAGTTATAGACGAAACAGTTCTCAAAGATATTGGGACGGATATAGCTCTACAGTTCTTGACACTACTGGATCTGACGAAAAAGCTTGGGATGATATCCGAAGGCGTGAACGCATGGCAGAAGCTTGTTACGAAATCTAGAATACACCACCATTGTTCGGTAGCTACTCAAACTTTTAGAGCAGCCCACCGATCTCCAAATTTGGCACAGGTGCCTAGTGATGAACGATTTAGAAGACTTTTCACTGCCTCGCCTGGCCTCCGCATGGTCGGGAGTGATCTTGCTGGCGTTGAGCTACGGGTGCTTGCCCATTATCTTGCAAGATGGGATGGAGGTAGGTACGCAAAAGTGTTATTGCATGGCGATATACACCAAGAAAACGCTGACAAAATTGGTATCACTAGATCTCAAGTCAAGACCGTCACCTACTGCTTTTTGTATGGTGGGGGAGACATTAAATTAGGCCACTCCTATGACAAACAATTATCTGAAGACGAAGCTCGTAAGAAGGGTAAAGAGATACGGAAAGCTTATGTTGCAGCCATACCTGGCCTCAAGGATTTTCTGGAGGCGGTACGAAAGGTGGTGCCAAGGGGTTATGTTCATGGACTCGACCACCGTCGTATCCTGTGTGACTCGAGGCATAAGTCCGTCAATTACCTCATACAAGGCTCGTCGGCGATCCTCGCCAAAAGATGGATGGTATTAACCCATGAAAATTTACCACCTACTGCTAGACAACTTGCATTCGTTCATGATGAACTACAATTTGAATGCGAAGAAAAAGACGTGGAAGATCTTAAGTTCTTACTTGAGTTATCCGCAGTCCAAGCAGGGGAATACTATAAACTAAGATGCCCAATAGCAGCTGAATCTAAATCAGGTGCAACATGGGCAGACGTACACTAATTTATGAAAATATTATGTGATGCAGACTTCATCGTCTACAAATCATGTGCTGCAGCTGAAACTGAAATTGATTTTGGGGATGATGTTATCCTTGTCACTTCTAATTTTAGTGATGCCTACAAAGCAGTCAAACGAGAAATTTCCAAGCTTCAAAACAAACTTGGGTTATTCTCTGATATAATACTGTTCTTTTCCGACAGTACAAATTTTAGGAAAAAAATTCTACCCGATTACAAGGGTCACCGAAATCGTAAGAAACCGTGTGGCTACAAACGTGTCATCAATGCTCTCCGAAAAGAGTATAAGGTCATAATAAAACCTGGCTTAGAAGCTGATGACAGTATGGGGATTTATAGCACAAAATATCCAGGGAATATTATAGCTTCTCCTGATAAAGATATGCGACAAATACCCGGCCAACTATATAATTTTAATGAGACTTTCACAATCGAACCTGACGAAGGAGCAACTTGGCACCTTATCCAATGTCTTTCAGGAGATCAAACTGATGGATATGGTGGCGTCCCTGGAGTCGGGGTTAAACGAGCCGAAACTATCTTTAAAGAGAAAGGATGTTCATGGAAAACAGTCCTAGAAACTTTTAAAGAGAAGGGCTTGACTGAAGATGATGCATTAGTTAATGCACGACTCGCTAGAATTCTAACCGCTGATGATTATGACTTCAACAAAAAGCAACCGAAACTCTGGTCCCCCGCCTCCGATTACAAAGTTAACTCTGGAGCAAGATCTAAAGTTACGGCAACTTGAACTAAAACTAAATAGTGGTGATTATGATATCAAAGATTTCACCACTATCTTTGTAGCATTACAACACCAAAATTTTGTAATGGCTAACTCAATCAAAAACTTATTAAAAGAATGGCCAAAGGACCACCCTATTATCAACGAGGATCTATCGATGTTTGGGATTTTATTAGAGACCAAGGATTAAATTTCCACCTCGGTAATGCTATTAAATATATCTGCAGAGCAGGTCACAAGGATAGCAAGATACATGACTTAGAAAAAGCAATTCACTATTTAGAAAACGAACTACACCATGAAAAGAACCTTTATCTCAGATCAAGCCAAGGAATTTCGTACAAAGTACAATCTCCAGTCTTCGAGGTCGAAAGACAAGCGTTCTTATCAGAAGAATCTGATCGTAGAGGAATTTAAAGAGTTCCTCGAAGCTGAAGGTATGTTATTCAGAAAAAATGACACAATCGAATCGGAAGCTCTAAAAGAATTAGCTGATTTAATTTATGTATGCTACCAATATGCTGAGAATATGGGGTGGTTCTTAGATGAAGCACTAGATAGAGTTCACCAAAGTAATATGTCCAAGCTCGGAGAGGACGGTAAACCAATATACCGAGAAGATGGAAAGGTTCTTAAAGGACCAAACTATAAACCACCCAGTCTTACAGATTTAATTTAATGACCGCAGAACTAATCTCCCGCACTGGTCGGGTCCAATCATGGTTGGATAACCCAGAATCTAGACTCCCAGTAAGTTGCACCGTGTTCGTCGTCGAAGACTCGATGGAAGGGAAAGACGGTATTGAAGCAAGCTGGAGGTTTGTGTCTCATGCACTAAGACATGGGGCAGGGTGTGCAGTACACCTTTCTAAACTGAGACCAAAAGGCCACGATAATGGTCGAGGCTTAACAGCTAGTGGTCCAGTTTCTTTCGCAAAAATTTACTCAACTTTAAATGAAACACTTAGAAGAGGTGGCGTCTATAAGAATGGGGCTGTTGTGGCTCACTTGGATCTCGACCATCCCGATATTCTTGAGTTCGTGCAGCTTCCCCGTTCCGAAGCTCCCTGGATTAAAAGATGTGTCGATATCGACCCCAGAAGTTGGAACACCACTGATGCCAAAATTAAAGATGCCCTCCTCTATGGAATTAAGTCCGGAGACATCTGGCTCAACAAAATAAAATACGATGACCAAGCTAGGAGAATTTTTGGAAACGTTTGCCTTGAAGTATACCTGCCCTCACGAGGCACATGCCTCTTGCAACATATCAATTTCGGTGCCTGTGAAATCGGGAACATCAAAGAGGCTTTCGTACGTGGCATGTCCGAGCTGTGCAAGCTCCATAGTGCTACAGGTGTCGGGTCAACTGGAGAATATCTCCCTTCCGAAACGGACCGTCAAGTCGGCCTTGGATGCCTTGGATTAGCAAACTTATTAAGAAGGTATAAGGTAAGTTATGAAGCCTTTGGAAGTGCGTTGGCTGAAGTCAATGCCGGCCAGCAGGCTCATGGGATACCAGGGGAAATCGCTAAACAACTTAAACTTGGTATTGAGTCTGCCGCCACAGTGGCTCGCAATCATGATATGGTACGGGCCTTTGCTATCGCACCGACAGCCAGCTGCAGTTATAGAAGCCAAGATTTGGATGGCTATACATGCACACCAGAGATCGCACCACCTATCGCAAAATCAGTTGAGAGAGACTCTGGAACGTTTGGTGTCGAACACTTCGACTATGGAAACGTTGAAATAGCAAGTGAAGTAGGATGGGATGCATATAAGAAAGTAGCAGATGAGATAATGATAATGATGGATAGCACAGGACTTCTTCACGGATACAGCTTCAACTCATGGAGTGATGTTGTAACCTACGATAGACAATTCGTGGAAGAGTGGTTAGTATCACCCCAAACCTCCTTATATTACAGCCTTCAAGTGATGGGAGACACACAAGATAAGACAGATGCGTATGCAGCATTAGATCAGAACGATGTTGAAGATTACTTGCAGGATATTCTCGGAAACGAGCCGGTCACCTGCGATTGTCAAGAATAATGAAAAAAGATCCTTATGAAAAATTACTTGGGAGAAAACGAAAGTGGACTCCCGTACAAACTACAGCTGGCAAACTCAAAGAGGGTGCTGAAGAAACCATCTTCCGTGCCCTTGCAATACGGCATATGGAGCTACCAGTTGGCTCATGGGTTACAGAGGCACTTGGAAAAGATGTTCCCAACTCTGCACGAGTATTGCTAGAATCAAATGTAAAAGACGAAGAAAACCATGACCTTGCTCTTGGGTATATTGCTAATTCAATTGGGGTTGACCCTACCGCTGAGTATGAAGCGTTCAGACTCAGAGAGGCATGGGAATCACACCCCGACCACACCATACTAAAAGCTCTAGTTGCCGAACGTGCTATATTCTTTGTACTTCTGCCTTTTTTTAGGTTTTGTGGGGATGCTGGTCTCCGAACGGTATCAGCTGATATTTCCAGAGACGAACAAATACACGTGGCCACTAATAGCCTTGTATGTCTCGATATGGGCTTATCTTGGAGTCAATCTCTGGATAAACTTAGGAAGGCCACCATTAATTGGGTATTCCAACCCTTAGGTATAAATACTACCGATAAATATTTAGACAAAAA